GCATTCTGGATTACCTTCTTTTGGCCAGACAGATTCGTAGTTATGCTTTCAAAGACTGAAAGAGAAGCTACAAAGCTACTGCAGAAGGCTAAGTATATTTATAAATTTATACCTGACTGGATGAGACTATCTGGTCCTGAACTACTGCAAAATAACGTTTTAAAGATGTCATTTAATAACGACTCTGTAATTGAGTCAATGCCATCTGCTAACGAGCCTGCTAGAGGTGAATCAGTATACTTGGCTATAATCGACGAGATGGCATTTTTGCCTAATCCTGAGGAAGCCTGGGCATCAATAGAGCCAATTGCAGACGTAGGTGGTCGAGTAATATGTTTGTCTACCGCAAAAGGTGAAGGTAACATATTCTTTAACTTATGGCAAGGTTCGCAAAATAATACAAACAGATTTAAAGGAATCTTTTTTCCATGGTCAGCATCGGGTCGTGACCAAGCTTGGTATGACGCGCAAGCCGCAGAACTACCAATATGGCAGCTGCACCAAGAGTACCCATCAAATCCTGAAGAAGCCTTTATTCGTTCTGGCCGCCCAGTATTTGATTTAGATTCTTTAAAGAAATTTGAAATTACAAGTCCTAAAAAAGGTTACAATAAAAAATTATCTGATGTTCGAAACTCTTTTATGTTTGACCCCAACGGTGGGCCACTATCCATATGGCAAGTCCCACAGGCCGGAGCTAGATACGTTATTGGGGCAGACGTTGCCGAAGGATTGGCAAGAGGTGACTACAGCTCTGCTCATGTTATTGATGCTAAGTCTGGTGTTGTCGTAGCCCACTGGCATGGGCACGTAGACCCAGACAAGTTTGGCGAAGAAGTCCTCTATGCCCTTGGATTCTTTTATAATGAGGCATTGGTTGGCGTTGAGTCCAATAACCATGGTTTAACAACCCTAACTGCTTTAAATAAAAATAATTATCATAACTTATACCGTCAGCGTAGATTAAACCAAAGACACGCAGAAGCCACAGAAACATTGGGTTGGCGCACAACAACACTGACAAAACCTCTGGCTGTAGACGAACTAAATGCCAATATTAGAGACGGTGTCCTAGACATCAGATGCGAATACACTATAGCTGAACTTAAGACTTTTGTCCGTGATGACAATGGCTCAACTCATGGTTCACCCCATGACGACCGAGTTATGAGTCTAGCTATAGCTAACCAGATGCTAAAATATGTATGGTTGCCAGAATATAGCCCTAAGACTGATGCCCCATTTGGCACCCTAAACTTCTTTGCTAAGTCGGTCAAAAAGCCCCAAAAAGAAAAAGACCGTTACTTTATCGGAGAATTTAATTACTACAATGATAAGATGTAAAGAAAAATCCTATAGTAAGGCCTTTTATGCAATGCACTAATTGTTCAAAAGAATTAAAGACAGAAAATGACCTAAAGCGTGAGATTTGTTTTACGTGTCACGTCAAAGGCATTAGATTTGGCTTTGTCAGTGTTGAATATGGACAAAAAGCCTGGAACAACTCAACTATTAAGGAAACACAAGACATGTATAAAAATATGCCAAACGTAGAAAAAATATCTACAAGAAAAGAATTGATTTGACATGGCTGATTGGCTCGTTCCTATACTTGTCGCTGTTATTGGTGGTCCTCTGGTGGTGCTAGTTCAATCCTTTAGAAGAGAAAGCAGTCAACAGCATGGTGTTCTTGCCGGCAAAATAGACAAGATTGCTGAAAAACTAGATGGCCATATTGAGTGGCATATGACTAAGCCAACAAGAAAGAAAAAAGATGAAAGTTAGAATTAAAAAAGCACCTGTTGCTAAAGTAGGTAAACAGCCTAAGTCTAAAAAGATTGAAGTTCCTGCAGTAAAAGCTGCAAAGAAAGAATTAACAAAAGCAGAAAAAAAACTTTCATTAGCTAAAGCAGCTTTAATAATTGCTAAGAAGAAAGAAAAAAAGAAGTAATGCCAAAGTTTTCATTATATACAATTGACGGACCATTATACCGTTGCATTGAATGTAAAGCTTGGACAAGTTCAGAAGAACACTTATGTGAAGAACAGTCTTTTGTTTATACGGAAGAAGAATTTTTAGTAATAAAAGCAAACGAGGAACGTAAAATATATGGCAACTAAAAAGAAAACAGCTGCACAAGCAAAGATTTCTAAGGTAATGAAGGAATACAAAGCTGGCAAATTGCATAGTGGAGTAGACCCTAAAGGACCAAAGAAAGCACGAATCGTCAAATCACGTAAGCAAGCTATTGCAATTGCACTTAGCGAAGCCGGCAAATCTATAAAGAAAGCAAAAGGTAAATAATGTTATTACAAAGACAATACACATACACATATGATGGTTCAACTGGACCATTCAATTATCCAGCTGACTGGTTCCCAAGCGGCTGTGCTGGTTTTGATACAGTAGCAGTAACTATTGAAGCACCAACGGGTTGGATTGGAACAATTTCATTTTGGGGTGGAGCAGCACCTGATGGATTAGCACCAGCTCTCTGGTCGCTCAACGATGCAGAAGATGCTTCATTGGTATCTCAAGTAGAAACTATAACTGGTTCAACTCCATCAGCATTTAATAAAAACTATAGAGGCAACATTGCTGGTTTGGCAACATTTGGTGTGTATTTTGCTAACCCATCAACATTTGTTTCTGCCGTAGGAACAGCCATAAAAGTTTCTATTGGCTTCTACGCAAGCGCTAAATAATTTCCTAACACAAGAAAGAAGAAAAAGAATATGATGAAGAAAAACAAACCAGCTAAAAAAGTTGCTAAAAAGGTTGCTAAGAAAGTTGCTAAGAAGAGCAAGGCTCCAAGCATGAAGAAGATGGAAGCCTATGAAATGATGCAGCAGCGTGGTTATAAGGGTACTGGTGGCAGGTAATCCTCGCTATCCAGCCCTTCCTTCTACAACAACTAAGAATTATACTCCTAGAAAGAAGAAGAAAAATGGCCGCAAAAAAAAGTAAACCTGTTTGGGAAAAAGCACGTCCTAAGTCATTAGGTAAACCTAAGAAACTTACACCAGCACAAAAAGCTAAAGCAAAAGCCGCAGCTAAAAAAGCAGGACGTCCTTATCCTAATTTAATTGACAACATGAGAGCAGCTAAAGGTAAATAATGGCTAAGACTCCTGCATGGCAGCGTAAAGAAGGAAAGAATCCTTCAGGTGGATTAAATGCTAAAGGTCGCGCATCTGCAAAAGCCCAAGGCATGAATCTTAAGCCACCAGTGTCTGCTAAGCAGGCTAAGAAGTCACCAAAAGCTGCAGCAAGAAGAAAGTCTTTCTGTGCAAGAATGGGCGGTATGCCTGGTCCCATGAAAGATTCAAAAGGTCGTCCAACACGCAAAGCGTTGGCATTAAAGAAGTGGGATTGCTAATGAGAGAAAAAGATTCACCAGTAGGCCAAGCATTTGAAATTGCAATTAAGTTTGGTGGCGGGGAAGAAAAAGAATATGAAAAAGAAGATGAACTTCCTGAAGGTGTAACTAATCCTATTATTAAACTTGCTCCAGCAGAAGCTAAGTATGTTGAATCAATGTTTGAAATTGTTGAAGAGTATGGCAAGCTTGCCGATAATGACGATAATGGCATTTGGGTTGGTTATGTTCCAGCATCAAAAAATATAGATGCTAAAATAGGTGTGAAGTGTTCTAACTGCGCTTTTTGGTGTCCTGAAATGAAAGGTTGTCATATTATTGTACAGCAAGCAGAACCAAATGGCTATTGCAGATTAGCAGCCATTGGCGAAGGATTGGTTAAAGGAAAGAGAAAATAGATGGCACGCGAATCAAATTATAATAAATTATCAAACTATAGAAAAAACATAGATTATTCTATGAGATGGCGTGATAGTCAAAACTATGACCAACTTTGGCAACGTTTAATTAACTTATATCGTGGACGTCAATATCGTGGTCAAGCTGTTGGTGACAGACTTTTAGTAAATATTTCTTTTTCAACTATCAACACATTAGCACCTGCTGTTTCTATTGGTCGTCCAAAGATTAATGTTAATCCACGCAGACCAGAAGATGCAGATAAAGCTATTTTAACTGAATCTATTATTAACTATTGGTGGCAGCATTATAACTGTCAGCCAGAGTTTCAGCGCTCAGTAAAAGACTATTTGATTATTGGCCATGGTTGGGTTAAGACTGGTTATAGATTTATCGAAGAAGATAAACTTAATGATATTGAATATTCAGCTGATGAAGCTGCAGGCCCAGAAACAGCTGATGATGTTGAGGCTGAAACAATTATTAGAGAAGACCGCCCATTCTTAGAGCGTGTTGACCCATTTGAGATGTTCGTTGACCCAGATGCAACATGCATGTGGGATATGCGTTGGATTGCACAACGTACTCGTCGTCCATTAAAAGATGCAAAGATTGACAAGCGTTATGATGCCGCCGCAAGAAAAGAACTAAGTCCATCATCTTATCAAAAATATGGAAATAGTGATTATGGAAATATGACAGGGCAGGAATCAGCTAGTTCTAATCCAGATGAAGCTTACTGCGATATATTTGAATATTATAATATTGACACCGGTGAGATGTGTGTATTCTCTAACTCAGGTGGAGACAAGTTTTTAATTAAACCAGTAAAGATGCCATATGTATTTGGTCATCCTTTCTTTATGTTGCGCAACTATGAGATTCCTGGATTCTTTTATCCAATGGGAGAACTAGAAGCAATTGAACCACTGCAGTACGAATTAAATGAAACTCGTACACAAATGATGTTGCACAGAAAGCGTTACAGCCGTAAGTGGTTGTTCCAAGAATCAGCATTTGACGATGATGGTCGTCAAGCTTTAGCATCAGATGAAGATAACGTTATCGTTCCAGTTAAATCTGGAGAGAATTTAAATAACGTTGTTGTCCCGATGCCGGCCTTAATTAACCCACCAGAATTTTATAATCAGTCAGCTTTAATTCAAAATGATATTGACAGAGTTTCTGGTGTATCTGAATACCAGCGTGGTGCTATTCCAGAGACAACTAGAAC